AGAAGGTTCTTGAGTAATGATTGGTCCACCTAGTTATTCTCCCTTGGGATTTTGTTAGGTGTCCTACGTAACACGTATCAAATCAAAAAAAAAGCCCCATCCGAAGATGAGGCCTTATTCTGTAATATAATGAAGTGTATTTAGTTGTTTCTAAACTTCATCTTTTTAATATCAGGGGAATGATCTCCCCGTCTTTCTTTCAAATCCATCTGTGTAGTTACCACATGGCTGTTGTCTTTGATTAGCATATCCAATGCTGTATCCATCGTATCTTGAAAAAGACCAGCTTCCCTAAAACTAGGAAATTCTAGATCTATGAGTATGATAGCTCTCGCTTTCATTGTGTTTCCGTCCCAAACTAAATTTATAATTAAAGCCATTACTAGCTTTGCTAAGATTATACCATAAAGAAAGTAAGGGAGGGGCCTGATGAGGGTCAGACCAGTTTGATGCTTTTCTTCCATGACAGGAGCCATCTAAATTTCTAATCGTTACTACTGTATACACAACTATATTCCTAAAACACTTTGGATGCCTCTAATATCCAACCACTTTAAATCTTCATCAGTTAGCTTAACTTTAACTTCTGTATGTGCCTGTATGCTCTTAGCTAAAGTTAATGCCTTCTTACTAGCATCCTTGTCAAGAATAATTATCACACAGCTAAAGTGTCTTATTCTGGATTTAATAGGTGCTGTAATGTTTGTTCCTAGCAAGGCATAGCCACACACACCATCTAATCTACTTACTGAACAGGCTGATGCTACGTCCTCAACTAACACAGCGGTACTAGAATCACCTACTTGTATCCCGCCTTCTGTATTACCAAAGCTCATCCACTTAGGGTTACTACCATCTAATGATCTGCCCACTGCACCTGTATTATCATTATTAAAATACAGAACACGGTTACGGGCAGGGTAGTATTGTATCCGTATAAGTCCCTGCTTGTATGCATCATAGGAGTTAACAGACTTTAGATATTCAACTGCAGAAGGATTGTTATCTACATTGGATAATATTGGTGGTATTTGATTAGTCTTCTTAACCGTACTTTTAATAGTACCATTCAGATTGTTTTGAATAGCGGTTAATGACCTACCCGTATTATATGCACCCTTTATTCGGCAGGATGCCCTATAACAATTCCATATTGTACGTCCATCGATCTTACTGATCGTAAATTTCTTACGTCCATAACAGAAAGGACAGTCTAAAGTCTTACTGTCACCTTCCCTCAGGGATATAGACTTGATTATGCTGATTTGGTCACTTCTAGTATAGTTCATTGTTATGCACCCTTACGGGGTTAGTTCGGGGCCTAGCGGCCCCTCACTTATACCAAGAAAAAACAGTCTGTCTAGTGTTAAATTAGACACCTAGTTATCGGAACACAATCACGAAGGTTATATAAGCTATTGAAATCATTAAATAGACCACTACCCTGAAGGTCGTTGGTTCAAATCCAACTCCCGCAACCAAATTTGAACAATATCAATGACTTAACATAGGTCATTGGGTTGTTTTTTGTGTTGTGTTGACATATTTTGTCTTTTTTACCCGTCAATAAAATTAATAGCTCAATATTAATGATTCCCAAGACACCGGAAACAGTTCCTCCATCTTCATTGATATCTGATCCGCAACTATACGGGTTTCTAGTTGAGTATCCTCCGCACACCTTAGTTTGCACATATCAGAAAATGCATCGAGGCTTCCTGACCAGTACCACTCAGTCATCATGCTCTGTGGCAGTATCATACGGGCTTGCTCTGGGCATACTCCTATGTCTAACAGAAGTCTGTAACGAGCAATAGTATCATCATACAAGTCCTCTACAATATCATCTGATATAGTTATAGTACCCTCAGACCCCTGCTTCTTATCAGCACTACGGCCCCGCCAAGTATCAGGCACATAGAACTCAGGTTCATCATCGACATACCTACGGCTGATCTCATTCCAGCGCAGGAACTTATGTTTGACTAGCTGTCGAGCCACAAACACAGGAGCTTTAACATGAAAGGATACAAACGAATGACCAAAGGGAGACATGTGCCTATGATCTGCCAAATATTTTATCAGGTTTTTATCTGTGTCATGGATTAAAGGAATGCTGGGACCCTCACCAATCTTAGTGTAGCCTAGAGCTTCCTTCTGCTTACCAAATGACACACGAGCTGCATTCACAACTGATAGATCTGAACCCATATGGTCCTTATATGTTACCTGTATCAAAATGGTGGTTCTCCGTTTTCATCCAGCACAGTTTGCCGGAATTCATATTTTGGTTTATTAGGATCAAAGTCGGGTTTTAGCTTGGTGTAGGGTGGCATGTGGACCAAAACACCTACGAACTCTAGCTCACGAATTATGCTTGGGGGGATTGCTTTTACCACTGTCAACCTTTCTTATTTCAGTCCGCAATATGCTGAACAAATCTATCAATCGCTCAGTGAGCTGAGAGCTTTGCATTGCGTTACATCCTGTTATTCTTTGAAACTCACGTTCAAACTCTGCCCGAGCCACGTTTACGTCATGCATTCTGCCACCTCTTCTGCATTCCTCGGGAAGCTATCTTACGTGTTGGGTTAACGTATATTTCCAACATCTGACGTGATGTGTGACCAGTTACTGCAGCAATCTCATCCTCAGTACATCCAGCCTCACCCATCTCGGTGGCTCCACTGCGTCTAAGATCCCTGATCTGTAGATCTGAGCTTAACTTGGCTTGGGTTCTTACATGCTGTGCCACTTTGGCATACATACGCATATCATATTGTCTACCTGTGGCCTCGTACTTGATGATGTGTTCATCATCCTCACCTCGTTTGAGGCCAGCAAACCGATTACTGAGGCGTGGGGATAATTCTAGTGTCAGTGGAGTTTCTGTCTTCTCCTGAATGAAGGCAAAGACCTCACCATCGAAGTTACCCCAGACCATCTTACGCATGTCTCCGGGCCGTTGGCACAGGTCATAGCATAGCAGGGCTAGTGTACCTATAGATTGATAGCCTAGCTCATCTGCTTTAGATACAAAGGCATCGACATCCTCTGGCGTCCATCGTGTGCGCCTAATGGCTAGCTTCTTTAGGCCCATTTGTTGGAATGGGTTAGATGCACCATCACCTAGTATACCCCTACGTCCAACAAACCAGACCCTTCTGAGTACCTTAACCACACTATTAGCACGATGAGCGCTCTTCTCTGTCTTCAGTGTTAGAAAAAGATCGTCTGCAGTTTTAGCATTCACACTTTTGATCAACATACGCCCAAATGGTATGTTGGACTGACCTATGCGTAGATCCGATGCTGTCTTGTACAGAAATCTGTACGTTCTTTTGCTGTTTTCAGACAGACTCTGGAATGCGTCCCGGCTGGTGTAGAACTGAAACAGTGAATCTACTGTGTCTTCTTCTATGTGCAGCTTTTTTGTAGGGCGCTGTGTCCTTTTGTAATCATCGAAGGCCAATTCTATTTGAACTGATCTTTCTTTGGCCTGTTGATATGTATCATACTTCTCATACCCAACGTCCAGCGCCTTCCTGACTGCCTTAGATGGGTTAATAACCCAGATCATACCATGCTTCAGCTTGACCTTTTGCAAATATTTATAATGTCGTTTCATTCCTATACCTCACGTAGTTATCGGCCCACACAACATGGCTGGGACACTTAACTAAGTCAATATAAAAAATAACTGGACACTGAGAAGGGTGTTTGGTAGAGTGTTTTTACGGACTAACCTCCCTTAGTTCGTTCCTCCCTGTTGGTTAGATCCAACGCCTCACTGGCCCCGCTTTTATTACTTTCAGCGGGGCCTTTTTGCATAAAAAAAGAGGCTAAAGCCCCTCAATTTACTGACACGTCAATGTATTATTACTTAATTATAACTACTGTAGTAAATCCGTTATCGTGCCCATCGTCCTTGTCGGGACACCTAACACTAAAGAATTCTCCAGTGTCCATCTTGCAAATACAGTAGTCTCCTTTTCTGTTTTCAAATGATTGAGTTGCATCTAATAACGCATTGCCCAGTTCATAGGCTTCTGCTCTTGATATTATCATTCGGTGCCTCTCTGTTTTTTATATATCAATGATCCTTTTACTAATTTTACT